CAGCCCCAGGCTGAATGAGAGCAGAGCGGCCGCTAGTCCTAGGAAGTGGGATCTGCGGATTGATGGTGCCAACTTCATCAGAACTCTCCGCGCCGCGCAGCGGCGGCAACATCCTGCAGCGTACTCGGCGCATCGGCAGCCGCCTTGAGCTCACGCTCCAAAGCGTCATTGGAGGCGCGGACATCGTCTCGATCTTGGTCTGCACGACCGGCCGACTTCCCCGCGATCCAAGCCATCCAGAGAACGAGCCCGATCGCACCGATCCCGCCGATCGCCATCAAAAGGGGCGTCATGTCACGGCCCGCCTCTAGACCTGACCGGATTTGACGCCGGCGCGCAGGAAGGCGGCAAGCGCCGAGGTAAAGACCAGTTGCAGCGTATCGCCGAGGTTGGCGTCGCCCGCAAGATAGGCGCCGAGCGCCGTGACGATCGCGACGACGGCGGTGATATAGGTCTTGTAACCTGAAAGCATGGCTGTCTCCTTTCATATGAGTCTGAAGAATCGATGCCGGCCGATGATTGCGACCGGGGAGCGGCCCGCCGCCCATCTCGGCGTCGGGATGGTATCGGCGTAGTAATGTGTGGCCCCGCCGGTGGGGTCCGGCGCTTCGCCACTCAGCACCGCGAAGCAGGCAGCCAGGCAGTCCTTGAGTTGCGCGCTGTTCGCTGCCAGCAGTTTCGGGCGCATGGGGTCCATCGCGTTCCAGCAGGAGAATTGGAACGGTTTTTGGCAGACGCCGGCGATGCTCTCGCCCCACCAATCGGGCTTGCCGTCCTGACCGAGATCGAGTTCGGCGCGATTGCGGATGCACCATGCGACCGCGATCTGGCCCATCGGGCTTTCTCCGCGCGCTTCGCCATAGAGGGTGCGCGCCATGATTTCGAGATCGGCGAATGTGACGGGGATCGCGATCCGGCTCATTGACCGCCTCCGGGGAAGTAGCCCCTGCCGGCGAGCCACAGTGCAATGCCGATCACGGCCGCGCCGGCGAGCCAGGCGGCTTTGCGCAAGACCGACTTTCCCACCTCGGCATAGACGATCTGCAATGCCTTGCCGGCGGCACGCTCCGCGATGGCGTCGATCTGCGCCTCGGTCAATTGAAACGGTTCGTTCATGCTCGGTCCTCCTCGCGAAGGCAGGTCATAGGATGCCGCGACCGACGGCGTGCGGATGGCATGCGAGATCTCGCGCCGTCGGCTGGCACGGGCGTACGTCCCAATTTTGAATTTGGATGGAGCGCCTAGCGGCGCGGCAGCGCCTCGGGCCAGATCGCCTCCAGTTCATCCGGGGTCTGGGCCTTGGCAAGATCGATGGTCTGCGGCAGATCGCGAAGGGCTTGCTTGGCCGTCGCGATCTCGGCCCGTTTCGCGTCGTCGCCCGCCTCGACAGCCCTCATGAAGGGGATGTCCAGCACCTCGAGCCCGGCATCTCGTGCCGCTCGGATCCGGTCCATCTGGATCGTCCGGGCCTTCTCCATATCGACCACGCACCGTTCCTCGCCGCGATGAATCCAGGCGTCGCGGAATGCGCGATCCGGCGGGATGTCGGCTTCTTTGATCGGCCAATGGCCGACCGCCTTCACCCTGCTGGTCGATTGCCATTTCTCGATTTCCGCCGCGATGGCGGCCGGCGAATCGCCATCGGCGCGCAGGATCGTCATGATCGAAACGCCGCCATCCTCACGCGCAATGGCAATACAGACATTTTCGGCCATCATTGATCTCCAAAGAACACAAGGCAGAAGTTCGTATCGCCCACGCCCTCGGTCGAACCGCCCGCGGTGACGACGCGATAGGACCCCGCGGCCTTGTTGGCGGTCACGCCCCATAGATCGAAATTCGTGCCCGCATCCTCAGGGATGCCGGCGACCGCATAGGTGGCGGCCGAGAACGCCGTGGTGAAGTTGACCGTCGTGGTGCCGGCGGCGTTGTCCGTCACCGACGAGACGTTGTATGACGCCGCCGGGGAGGGCGTGCCGCCGGAGATGGTGACGGAAGCCCAGGCCTTGGCGACGCCCGGGTGATATTGCGCGCGGCCCGGCGTGATGATCTTCGCCGTGTCCGTTGCCGTCTCCATATCGGATTGCGTGGCGACGGAAGAGCCGATCGGCGTCCCATCCTTGCGGCAATAAACGGGGACGCGAACATTCTCGGATCCGTCCTCCGACACCACCAGGCAGGCATCACCCGCCGCCGTGACGATGTTGGCGCCCGTGGGCAGGATCAGCGTCGTCGCGTTATGCGGGAGCGTCAGCGCGCCGTCGAAGATCAGCCAGGCCGCGCGCCCCGCCTTGTCGGCCGCGAAGTCGATGTCGGTGATCGTCGTGGTGCCGGTGACATGGAAATAGCCGCCCTCGCCGATCGAGATCGTCGCGGCCGAGGCGATGTCGGAGCCCTTCTCCCACAGAGCCGCGATACTGTCTGGCGTCGCGCCACGCGTCGCGTCGGTGCCGGCCAGCTGCTCCGTTGTGGTCGCGAGCTCGACAACGCCCTTGGCCGTCGCCGAGGCCGGCGGCACGGCGCCGTTGCTCGCCGACAGGATCCCGAGCCAGACCGTCAGGCTCTCGTTCTGCAGCGAGCCCGAATCCCAGGTGACATTGACTGTGGTGTTGGTCGCGAAAGACGAAGAGGCGACGACGCCATAGATCGTCCCGGTCGCGCTGCCCGAGGCTTTGACCCGCCGGCCCGCATGCCAGGCCGTCGTGACGTCGGCACCGGCGATGGTGAAAGAGGTCCCGGACGTATAAGTGATCGTCGCCGCGCCGTCGCCATCGCCATACTCGAACCATTCGGCCCCGTTGGCGTAGAGCCGCAGATCGGCCAGAGCCTGGCGCAGCGCATTGTTGAGATTCCCAGCCGGGCAATTCTCGGCGATATTGATCCCCGAGATCGCCGTGTTGCTGTTGGCGGTCGTGCTGTAATCCTTGACGGACATGAGCCTGAATTCCCAATGAAAATGCCCGACCGAGGCGGGCTGAGCCAAAGGACGGGCGGAGGACCGTGTCATGACGCTGGCGGGCTGCGCTCCGGTCGCGCCGCGTCGAGGAGCGACCGGGATCGGAAATCGGGCCGTCCACCTCCGTAGCAGGGAAGCCCCGAGGTCTACCGGTGCCGGCGGCTACAATCATAAGTCGTTATTGTTTTTAATGAATACGCGCTTATATTGTAGTGTGATTTTGCGGGAACGTCCCGGACTCACAAGGGAGGTTCCTAGATTCCCGGAACCTGAAACATGAAGAAGATCCGACGCGGGGGCTGTCTTGGCCTGATCGCGGTGGTAACCGCTTTGATGCTCGTCGCAAGTGGCTATATCAGATGGTTGGAATGGCCCGTGGCGCTTGTCGTCGCCGGATTCCTCATCGGGATTGCCTTCCTGTTGGAGGGCTGGATGCAAATCTTGTTCGACGACCCTGACGACCGGCATTCGGACTGAGACGAGCTCGATCCGGCGACGGAGTGCCGCGCGACGCGACGGCTCTTCAAGCGACTTGTCGGGCCGAATTCCCGGCGCTACGACCGCGGCATGGCGCCCGGTATGTCCGGCCGAGGCGAGGCTTGCATCCATTGGCCATCGGGATTCGAGTATGAATCCAGTCGGCCCTGCAGTAGATCTTTCAGATACTGCCAAGCCTCGAAATTTCTTTTGGGATCGCCCGCCCTCCCGAGCTGATCGTCGGCTGCACCCAGGACCTCATCCCACCCCCGGCCGACCGCGTTGCCGGCTTTTCCGAGATTGCGAGCCACCACTGTTCGAAGCTGACCCCATTCAGGCTGGACCATTTCCCATCCGCCGCGGAGAACGGTTTTGCCAATATCGAACATCCTGTTCTGGGCAATATTTCCAGCACCTGCGGCGATGGCCTCGCCAGCGTCGACTTTGTTGCGCAGCCCAGCCCTGATCTGCATGTCCTGCACCATCAGATCCGGGGCGAGTCCCATCAACCCGTCGAACATCAAGGCCGGCAGGCGCCCAGGAGGGCTCCACCAGATCCAATTCTCCGGCGCGCGCGCCTTGCCCGCCAAGTAGCCCAACCCGGCCGCCGCCCATTGACCGAGCCCATCCGGCGCCGGCAAAGGAAACTTCTCTCGCCTGCGGAACGCCTGTCGACGTTGAGCGGCCTCACGGATGAGTTGATTCCACCTCTGCATCGACATTCGGCCGGTCGGCGCCAGTTGCGGCGGCAAGAGCCCGGTGGCACCCATGAGGGTGTTGTCGTATTGGTCCGCTTCGTTGAAGAGAAACCGATCCCACAGGGAAGGTTGCGGCGACTGCCGCGTATGATGCGGGCCGGGCGTCGACAGCGCCTGTCGCACGCGATCGCCAAGCGGCGAGGTCCCCCAATCATAGATCGGCGACCCCTGGAGCTCGTCCGCGGTCTCGAAGGTCTTATCGAAGACGCCCAGATCGACCGGGCGCGCCGGTCGAAATGCAGCATAGGGTAGTGGCACATGGGGGCTCGCGGGCGGCGACGGCATATAGCCTCGCGTCGGCGGCCTGACCGGGCCCGATGGCGGCGCGTCGCTGACATCGCTGCCATTGGCGGGGACGGTGACGTTGCTATACGCCTGCGCGAGGCGGGCGCGTTCGAGCCGGGCGCGAAGCGCCTCCGGATCCAATCCTGCCGGCATCAGTGTCCCTCCCGAAAGAGCCGCCGCGACACGGCGCAATATTGTTCCGGCGTTAGCTGCGCCGGATTGATCTGCACGAGTTGGATCAACGGCATGCGATCGATCTCGTCCTCCGTCAGCGCAGCGCCGATGCCCGGCGTCGAACCCGTCGGCGCACCGCCAGGCCGCGTGCGGCCGCCCGAGGTCTTGTTCATCCCATAGGGCCCGGTTCCACCGGCATAACCGAGATCCGCAGGAACGGAGATGCCGGCGGCGTGTGGCGCCGTGTTGCCGACGAGCGGATCGAAATAGGCGGGGTTGGCCTTCTCCTGCTCTTTCCGCCGGCCGAGTTCTCCCCATTTGAGTTCGTTCAACAGGCCGTCCTCATAATTCTGCTTGCCGGCATCGCTGCCCTCGATGAACCCCTGAAGACCCTGACCGACCGCCTGGTCTCTCGGTGCGGAGGCGACACGGGCGCCGGCCTCGAGCAGGGCCCGCGAAATCTGCGCCCACCGCGCGGCATCTGGGTCGTAACCGGGCGGCCGGCGGTAATTCGGATCGCCTGGCATGTCGCCCGGCAGAATGGTCGACGAAGACCCGCCGCCGAACAGGCTGGCGATCGCATCCCACAGGCTGACCATCATTTCCCCCACAGGCTGGCAAGGGCGCCGAGCAGGCTGATCCCTGCACCGATGCCTTGCTGTGTCGCGGAGGGACCGGTGTTCGGCGTCTTCGTGGTTTGCGTTTGCCCGCCCTGACCGGAGAGAAATCCCAGATAGGTTGCGAGCGCGTTCTGGTCGGCCGAGGATGCCGTATTGAACCGCTGCGCGGCTTCGTTCAGGAGCGCCTGGGTCTGGGCCTGACGCTGCTGGCCGATGGTATTGAGCGCGTTGATGTCGAGATAGTCCTGGCTCGCCAATTGCGGCGCGTAGCTCGCGGCCTGCTGCTGATAGCCGCGTTCGGTCTGGTAGTTCTGGTTCAGGATCGGCGCCAGCCCCTCGGCAAGTCCACGGGTCGTCGCTTCATTGCTTCCATAACGCCCCGCCCGGGAAAGCTGGTCGGTGATCAGCGATCCCGTGCGGGCCGCGAGGGTTGCGTTATAGGGATTGCTGTCGAGGTAATTGCCGCCCAGCACGCGGCCGAGATAGTCGGCGGCGGCGGCATTGAGCGGCGAACCGTTGACGGCGCGCGCGACGCCCATCGCCTGGGCCTGAAGCTGCTCCGGCGTGAAGTCCGCCGTCATCTGGAAGTTCGGCGATTTGGGCGTGAGGGCGCCGGAGTTATAGAGCTGTCCCGCCTTCGCAATCACGTCCTGGAGAGGTTGCTGGACCGGGCCCCAGGGCGCCGAGGTCTGCACCGTCGTGTTCGATCCGCCGCCGCCGAAATCAGGCATCTTGCAAATCCTTCTCGACCAGATGATGGGTCGTGTCGTAGCCATATTGCTTGAGCACCCTCGACCAGCCGGGACGAGCCACGAGGGACATCCCCCGGCAGCCCTTCTCCTTGGCCCAGGCCTCGATGATCGAGATATGCTGCTGCCAGCGCTCACGCTCTTCGCCGACGCAGATCTGGATATGGCAGACCGTCTTGCGCGGATAGACCGCAAGCTCTGTCACCACCACCGCCAGCAGGTCCTTGGCGCCCTCGTCCCAGACCACCCAGATCTGTTTTTCGCCGTGATGGGCCGAGCGCCTTATGTCGAAGGCCTTTTCCTTGCCGCGCGAGCTCAGACAAGCCTGCTCGATCCGGCCCTCGATCAGCGGCCAGACCTGATCGACATTCTCGGGCGGGATTCCGACCAGAACCGTCAAGCGAGGGTCCGCAGATAATTGACCGGCGCGACCGAGCCCGGCCCGAAGCGCGAGGACGTTGCGTAGCCCTGCAGGATCCCCGGGTTCTGAGCGAGATAGGCGAGCAAACCCACCGGGAGGTTCGGCTGGGTTGTTGGCGGCGGCCCTATTGGCGCGCTCGGCGCCGCAACCGCGCCGCCGCCGGCATTCGTCTGCTGTGTGTTGGCGCGCTGCGCTGCAGCAAGCGTGCTTCCCGAATGATTTCCGGGGCCGCCGCCTGGTCCGGCAGGCCCTGCGCTGTTGCTCGATCCCGAGCCCGCCCCGAGGCTCGAATTGAAGCCTGCGCGCGTGCCAATGCCGAAGCCAAGAGGATGGCCCAATTGGTCAGAGACAATGCCGGCTAACGAACCGAGGCCTGGAACGCCCAAGCCAAACCCAGCCACCGTCCCAATCAAGCTCGCCGGATCAAACCCGATGCTCGTGGCAAGGCGGCCGTACTTGTCGATCGTGATGCCGTTGTTGAAGAGATCGAAGAGATTGCGCTCGATGAAGCCCGGCTCATTCAGCTGACTGAGCGCCGCCGACATATCCTCGTAAGCGGTCGAATAGGGATGGTGCATAGCAGTGTTGACGGATCCCGCTCCAGCCGCCGCGGAAACGGCACGGGTGCCGCCATACATGGAGTTACGCTCGGCCGTGGTATTCCCGAACGTGCCGATGGCCGCGTTCTCATTGCCGTACTTGCTCCCGACGTTGGCGATGCCGCCGTTGCCGCCCCGACCGCCTCCCAACGCCGTGCCGCTGTTTGCTGCCGCGCGATCCGCCGCGCCGACAGTGCCGCTCATATAGAATTCGGGCAGCCCCGTGGCGGGGTTTCTGGTTCCCGCGCCGCCCAGCAGCTGCAGAATCATCGCTTCAAGCGGCGAAATATGCGCGACCATCGTATCGCCGCGCCGCCCCCGAGAGCCCAACAACCGGCCGAGATCGTAGCCGCGCAGTCCGTCGAGTTTTGCACCCTGTGACATGCCTCTTGATCCTTGGATTGCCGATGCGATCGAGCCTCGGCCGATGCTCTGCCGCTCGGGCCCGAAGCGCCCATATTTGAAGTGACCGGACCGCGGCAAGCGCATGCGCCCGCCAACGATTTCCCGCCGGACGGTAGAATGCCGAGAACGGCATCTGGATTTGAGTATTCTCTTACTGCGCTAGAGCATTTTCCGGCGAAGTGGACACCGGTTCGCCGTAGAAAATGCGACCAAACAAAGGAATCTAGAGCGCTTCCCGATTCAACTTGAACGGAAAGCGCTCTAGCCGCCGGATCTTCGTGTTCCGGCCGACAGGACTACCGAACCGCCGTGACCGGCGTGTTATTGCGGAAGCATCGATTCGTCGCTAGGACAGGTTTCCGGCTTTGGCTTCTCCCGGCCTCGTTGCAGGACGCGGGCGACCCGCATGGACGATGAACCAAAAGGAAATCGTGGCGATCGTGGTGAGCACCATCAGCGACAGGAAAAAGGTCGCATCGACGAAGAATAGATAGAGAATCCCCCCACCGCCCCAGATGCGGGTCCCGATCAGCGCGATGATGAAGGCCGCGGCGCCCATGACCGGGCCGAGGGCGGCGTAGACGAAGAACGAGATCCAGCCGCGGGCCACGAGCAGACAATAGAGCGGAATGCCCAGAATCGCCGCCGGCGGATAGCCCGCCACGGCGGCGATGCGAATCGCCCCCCAGAACCCGGATGACCCATGGCCGTCCGAAGGGATCAGCAGCCCCAGCAACAGGCCCGGCACCAGCGGCGCCAGCAGGAACCCGAAAATCGTGCGCAGCCCGTTGGTGGTGATCCCCAGACGCATCCGCTCACCAATTCGCATTATCTTGGATTGGTTCTGGCTCTCCAACGATTCAGGCTCCTACCCGAACTACTCTACCCTAGTAAAATACGTATTTCTCTACCTATAGTTGCCGTTTCATTCTCGCGGGTCAAGGGAATCGATGATCCCCTTCGTGTTCGGTCCCCAGACACCGCTGATGGTTCGCGCGAAGGGGCCATTGGGCCTCTGATAGGACGATGTGCCTGCTCCGACATTAGGCACGATCGCGCGGCCCGCTCCCGCCGGCTCGATGATCCGCGCCACAAAGCCCGGAAACAGCCCGTGGCCTGGTTGCGTGACATTGATCACGAAGCGGGTGCCGGTGGCGGGATCGGTCTGGACATAGGATTGGACCGGATTCCAATTGCCAGGGACATAGGGCCCTACCATCGGCGAGGCGTCGTTGCGCGTGCCCTCGGGGGTCGCCGGGTGTCGCGTGCCGGCTGTCGGATTGTCGACCAGGGCTTGCCATAGCCCCCCACGGCTCGGTGCCTCATACATCCGGTCATAGTGATGATAGTCGGGCATATTGGGGCCGAGCCTGTCCGGCCAGCCCTTGGGCCGCGGAAAGTGGGCGATGAAATCGAAACCCGGAATCTTGCAACTCACCATGTCTCCCGATGCAACGCAAACGGGCTCCTGATAATGGCCCGATCGCCGGGGCGGCGGCTGTCGCAACAACTCACTGAGGCCAAGGATGGGCGTCATGACCGGTTTCGACGTCGCGACCTCGACGGCTTGCTTCCCCAAATAGTCGAACGCGTGTTTCGCCAGATAGTCGAGGAGTCCCGGTGCCAATGACGGCGGGGACTTGGTGGTGGGGGCAGCCAGAGCGCTGCCGCGGAGAGGTGGGGCCATGTCAGATCATCCGATGTTGGCGATGCCAAAAGTCCGATCGCTCGTCGCGATGTTACGATTCGGCCTTGGCGCCGTCGCTGTCAGGCCGCCGTTGCAATCACGGCAGTGGCGATGCGGGCGTTATCGGTATCCATGGGATTCCGCCATTGGCGGCATTCGGGTCCGGCAAGTAGGCGAGGATCTCCGGGTGCTGACGCTTCAACGCCGCAACCGCCTCGACATCCCATGTCGGCGTATCGACCGCCATGGCCACGACGACGGCCTGAACAGATTGCGTCTTGAGATAGAGTCGGCCGCCATCGATGACGAACAAGGGAACCGTGACGTCTGCGTCGAAATCGCGTTGTAAGGTGCCTCTGTCGTCGGCGCTTCGAAACTCGGCGGTGTGAACGCCCGGAGGAGTCGTGGCAATCCAGAGAACGAGAAGAGCGGCCGCAACGGCAACCAGGCCGATCAGGGTTGCAAGGGCGCCCAACAGGATCTTTGCCGCGAGAGGCAGGCGCTTGAGGAATTTTCGCATCGACGGCCTATCGCTCCGTCGGTCCCGGCGAAAGGAGCCAAACGGCAGCGTCGCTCAAAGAGCCGTTCGTGAGATCTTCGGCGGAGCGGGTCGACGGCGTGATCGCACGAGCCGGTGGCTGCGCGGGACGAAGGCCGTACTTCTCGATCAGATATTCCAACTCTCCGTTCGAGAAGTGGCGGCAATTGTTGGTGATCAGGTTGTAAACGCCCGCTTGGCCAACCTGACGATCGAGTTCCTTCTTGATGAGCGGCAGCAGGAATTCGGGGACCGCATAATAATCGTAGATTTGTCCTCCCGACTTTTGGTCGCGATAGACCTCGCCTCGACCGCCGAAAGCCGGTTCATTGCTATCCAAGAGACCGAAGCTATAGGTCCAGTTGTCGGAAGTGGGATCCCCAAACCCGAGGCTCTGGTGAGGACTGACTTCATCGAGTGAGGCGCCCTCGATCCAGAGGCCGCCTCGGCCGGGGGGATGGACGAAGCTCGACGAAGGCCCGGGAAGCCCCTCGTCGCGCAGGCCGCGCTGCGCCAGATATCCGAACAGTCCGACCGGTTGCGAGCCGGGAAGTGGCCGCGTCGGTGCAGCCATCGGTCTGGTCTTGGGCGGCGGTGGCATTCGATCACCTCATGGCAAAGCCGATAGGCGTGCCTTTCATCGTGGTTGGGCTCTGACCGGGATCTCTCTTATTAGTTGTAAATAAACTATACTACGTCTATCGTTTTTCAGCAAGCTGATCCAGGGAATCCTGGCGAATCATTACGATGCCGTCGCTTTCCGACCGGATCTTTTCCAGCCTCCGGAGCACCGGACACCTCTTACCCGATGATGGCGACGCCGAAGGTCCGGTCGGTCGTCGAGGTGTTGGTATGCGTGAGCGTGGCGCTGCCTTGAGCCCGGGCGCTCACATGGAGATTGGAGAGGGCGCCGGCCGCGTTCGCGGTCGTCGGCATGAAATCGATGAAGCTCGCCTGGCCGATCCGCGGATCGGTGAGCGTCGTAGTCGTCCTGCTGGCCGCGGCGGCCTGTCGCCACGCCTGCCTCCAAACCGGGAACGAGCACGCCGAAGATCGTAAAAATCCATTTTGTTTCAGCTAGTTATAGAGTGCCATGCCTTGTATCCAAAGCCCACATTTGTTATTACTTTTAATGAAATTCAACCTCACCCAGGAGGATCGGATGGACGAGATCGAACGGTTGCGCGAAGAGGTTAGGCAGGCGGAAGTCATTCTGCGCGGTGCGCGTGGACTGGCCGAGGCGGACCTGACGGCGGCGGCGAAGAACCCCGATCGAGCAGGGTTTCATCACTCCAGAAATGCCGATCGGGTCAGGGTTTGCGAGGAACGTTTGCGCATTGCAAAAGAACGTCTCGATGCGGCGCTCGCTCAGAACTTGAACCACTGACCATTATCAAAGATGAGTTGCCCGGCATTGGTCGGATCGCCTTCATTTCCGAGATGCCGGTTCATCTCGTAATGCGTCACATCCCACGCCGGCCAGACATAGACATTACCATCGGGCGCGCGCATCCAGCGGAGGGTCGTGTGCTTGGCCCGCTGCGCCATGCTGCGCATCTGTTCTTCGGTTGGGTTGCGGAATACCATTGTCTCGCCGCTGATATCGCTGGGAACCTTGAGCGATCGGAACGTGGATTTGCCAACTGAGCCGATGCCCGGCAGCTCGCGAACCGCCCGCGTCATCCCCGCGAGGTTCGGGATGAAGGGCAACACCCCGAATTCGGCCAGGGCCATGTTCGAGAAATCGCCGCCGGCGCTCAGCCAATCGCCGCGCCGCAGATTGTTCAGTCCGGCGCCGGAATAATTCCAAGCGTCGATCGCGGACCGCGCGTCGCTGGACCCCGGCAGAACGTTTTGCACCAAGAATTGCCCCGCGCTCGCCGCATCCCCGATGGTCTGACCGGCGACATGGCGAGCCGCGTCGAGGAAACTCAGCCGCTGCGGCCGGTTGTCCTTCCGCCAGAGTTGCCGATAGAGCGTGGCCAGCAGGCCGTTGTCGGATGGCGCGGGCGAGCCCGGGCGTGCATCATGGGCCGCCAGTTGCCCGAGCAGGCCGCCGGACAATGGCGGCCGCGGATCGAGCGCCTCGAAGAGGCCACGAGGGGGCATCATGTCACCCGATGATGAGGACGCCAAAGGTCTTATCGACATCGGCGGTGTTCGCATGCGTCAGCGTCGCGGAACCTTGGGCGCGCGCCGAGACATAAAGGCCGCCCAGGGCCGCCGCAGCATGTGCCGTCGTCGGCATGAAGCCGATCCAGCTCGCAGCACCGATGCGCGCATCGGTGAGCGTCGTGGTTGTGGCACCAGCCGCCAGCGTGACCGTCGTCGTGCAGTTGAGCTTGCCGGCCTGGACGCCGCGGATGACGTCATAGCAGCGCCGCAGATAGGCCCAGAGGCCAAGCTCGCCGCCGGTGCCCGCCGGCGGCGGCAACGGCTTGAAAGTGACGGTCATCGCGTCGCGCTCGCCTTGAACTCCGGATCGACCCCGAGGATGTGCGAGTAGTTCTCCCCGGCATTGACGGTAATCCGGGCGCGATGGAACCGCGCATCCTTTCGCATCGGGCAGAGGCCGTTGTCGTTCATGGCGACTGCGGTCCCGAAGGAAACCGTATCGCTCAGCAGATTGCGCGTGCCGAGCGAGATCGAAGCGTCGGCGCCGTCGACCAGCGGGCGAACACCCGTCACCAGCGAGCGGCGGCCGGGCGTCAGTTGCGCCTCGCCGGTGTCGACCGTGGCCGCCATGGTGCCGCCGTTGAAGAACCCCAGTTCGTGGGCCGAGGTGAAGGCCGCCAGGAACAGCCGCCCCGATCCCGTGAAGGCCGGATCGTCCAGCGAGAGCGCCGTCGCGTCCAAGTTCCCGATCAGCGTGTCGATATTGTCGAGGTTCCAGGAGGACTGGATCATCGCCGAGAACAGCATGTCGCAGCCGAACTCGGCCCGCGACCAGCGCCCGAGCTGCCAGTTATAGATCAGCGCCTTGTCGGGCTCGCCCGTGCCCCCGCCCACGCTTGGATAGCTCACGATATAGAGCTTATTGACCGGATCGACCGCGCCCGTGACGCGGTGCAGGTTGTTGAGATCCACCCCATGCTCGGGATGCTCGAAGAAGAACCGGTCGACCTTCTCGGCCCCGATCGGCTGGAGCTGCTGCCCGCCGGCCAGGAGATAGAATCCGTCATGGGCCAGGAAGAACAGCAGGTTCTCATGCTGCGCCGAGGCCCATTCCGCGAGGCAGCCCTTGTCCTGGGCGATCTTGTCGAAGGTGAAGGTCAGCGGATAGTCGGTGCGGATGCCGAGCCGGATGCAGCGCTCCTGCAGCACGACCAGATTGTCGCCGCCGAAGATCCCCATGATCTGCCCGCCGTCGGGCATGTCCTGGATGTCGGCGGC